AATCTCGGAAGAAGTCTTGCCACTCAGGGTTCATCACGTCACCTGAGTACATTGGAGTTCTTGGAGTTGCAGGTAGTAATATATTCCGATCACCCATCATCTTTCTCCACAACCATTACTGCCCCCAATATGGCTCTTCTGACAGCAGCACTTATTCTTACCCGAAACACCCAGTTAACTCCTTGACCCAATTGGGTAATCCTGGCTCTATTTTCATATTCACCTATTTTACCCAACGGAATATCAACCTCAGCGGAGAATGTCCTACCACCATCCTTAGACCAACTGAACATGGCCATAGGGTCAACATCTTCTGCGTCTTCTCCGACAATTAAACCTACTGCAGGTTCAGCAAGCAGATGCACTTCATCAACCGTAATCCTATTTTGGCTTTCCCTTATTACACCAGTGGTGCGAGTAGAAATCATCTCACTATCCCCATCAGTGTATACGTCAGTTTTTACTTTGTACAATTTGTGGTCGTTAAATCCACCTACTATTATCTCTCCCTTAAATAGGGCTTGGCAGTTTGCCCTCCATCTATGGTCTACTCCACCTACTAACGAGGAGCGTTCATGCCACATACTCGTCGTGGAGTCATATACTAATGTCAATTTCGAAGTGGGGAACGTAATAACGATAAAATTATGACTAAGCTGTTGATAAGAAAACATAAAGACATCTGACAGGACACATTGGGATATTTGATGACTTATAGCAGGAGTGCTGATTACTATAGGTTGACGACCTGCGGCTTGAAATACCTGCATATTCCCATTATAGTCCTGACCTAACCAATATACAGCATTGTTTATTCTGGTTCTGGAGTGATGAGTAGTTCCTCCTTGGTCAATGAAAGCTCCTTCAATTCTGGCGAAGTTGAAAATAGGTGCTCCGGTGTTATACCATATCTCAGTTGTATATTCACCGATAATCCAAACGTCCCTGTGGTCTGTTATTATCGAAATGATATAGTCAGGGTCACCTCCTGCGGTTGAAAATGCTAATCCATCCCAACTGGAACCATCATTTATATCTGACCTGTATATCTGACCAGTACCTGGGTTATTTACTAGGTAATATCCGTCTATCTGGACTATGTTATCCCCACCAGGAAAATCTACATCGACTATCTGGACTAAAGTCTCGGTGGCGAAGTCATATACGTATCCATCCACACCTGCCACCATTACGATATCGACACCATTGGTGGCCATCCCCACCTGTCCCGATGAACGAAGAAGGTCAACATCACCTATGTCGGTTATGTTACCTCCTGAGTCAACCTTCTGGAATTTATCCTTGTTTACTATATAGAGGTAATCTCCAAAGGGAAGAATGCCACGTACCTCGTCACCGACAAGCAAGTCAACCCATTCCTCCAACCCAGGGGTACCTAATAGTACCATCTTCTCCCCATAAGGACGAAGATAGAAGTTAATACACTCCTGGTAAGTGAGGAAGGGAACTTCCGATTTGTAAGTTGGACCGCAAAATGGTATATCAATTCTCATATCACTTGCCCAGAATCCTCTTTGCTATTTTCCCGGCCTCTTCCATATCCTTTGCCACTTCAATATTTTCCCCTGTGGAAGTGTATGTAGTAATTACAAATCCATTTGCAGCCTTTTTTATAGTGACACTTCTGGGTTCGCTATACCCACCTATCTTTACTTTACTTGGTTTCTTAGCCATGATATCCTCCTATCTATTCACCATTAAGGCCAAATCGGGACACGATCTGGGTTTAGTGGGAGTTGAGTTAACGGACTTTATTGACCTCTTGGATTGAGTAGCTACATAGGCCAGAGTTTCACTAACCTTTTTACCGAAATTAGGGGAGATTTCAACCGCCAAATTGCTTATTATAGCCCTGCTATATCCAGGCTCAAGCTCTATTGAGGTGGTTCTATCAGTAAATCGATTAATCTCCTTTCTGACTCGTAGGTGTAAGTTATTGGTAGCAGATGGTGTAGGATACAGCATTACCTTACCAAGAGGGTATTCTGGGTTGTAGGCTATAATCTCCGGATCTCCAGAGGTAGACTTATTTGCTTTTCCCCTATAGAAGTCAACCGTTTTCAAAGCTACTGGATAATCAGTAGATCCGGCACGAATGAAAGAATCATCCCTAATATCGATGGGGCGAGGAGAATTGAAGTTCCCCCCGACCCCATAGGTATATTCGGCCTGTCCTATAACAAGGGCAAAAGACTCCAGAACATCGGCAACAACCATCAACTCCTCCAAAGCCCAGGATTCAAGCATATCATTCAATTCTGCAAATATCTGTGCAGCTTTTGCCTCTGGAATAGCTTCTCCAGGATAATATACCCTGGCCTTTACTAATGCCCTTTCAATTATACTATTGGCCGTCAGTTCCATCGATTGTATCCTCCGATACTTCGTTATCAACCTCGAACTCGGCTATGGCTATGTCGATATCCTTCACGCTCATACCGGCATTCACTGCACAACCTTCATATCGAGGATCATCTCTCACAGCGGCGACTGTATCCGCTTTTGTGGGGTAATCCAAGGTGGATATCAGGGGAGAAGATTTGGCCAAATTCCTCGGACCAAACCAACCATTCCCCCAGGCTTTATCCACCTCCTCCTGAGTCTTGAAAGACTTCGTTTCCCCATTCTTATTAAATAAGAAAGTGGGGGCCAACTTGTAGTAATTTATTTTCTCTTTCACAATGTCCTCCTTTATCAGTCAGTCGTTGAAGGAATATTATAAGCTACTCCCTGAGCAACGACTATGTTACCTGCGGCGTTAGCCACAGTGATGACATGAGAACCGGCACCATAGGTAGTGGCACTGATACACCTGTTGTCAATAACGTTAAAGGTGCTGTCTGCTCCGTCATCAATGGTGACTCCGGCAACCTGGATGTAATTATCCGCAATCAATCCCATTCTCCCCTGAACAATTGTGGTAGTATCAGTTACCACAACGCCGTCGTTGGCACCTCCCATTATTCGATTGCCGGTAATCTTCATGCTATTGACGGAACCTGCCCCAATATCAATGACATCACCGGAAAAGGTTCCAATGAAATCACTGTCATTGACAACCACAAACTGAGCCGCAGTCGTGTCAATCGCTGAAGGTGCGGTAAAGGCACCGTAGTTAGCATCGAACATACAATGGTTAAACTCAAGGCCACCACCCGTAGTGCTTGCGAGAGTCCAGATAGTTGCTGAAGCAGCGGGGCGGAATCTTACATTGTAGAACCTGCACCCCATCTTGCCATTAACGGGGGCATGATTACCCCTGATACAGGCATAGGGATAATTATCAGACGATCCAACACCGATAACATCACACTTCTCAGGAAGGGTGGCAATAGTAGCAACCAAGTCATCACCCTTTATATAGATGAGATTCCTGGTAGCCCACTGCCTATTCGCCGTAGACGATATATAGGCATTACTCGCAGTTACGGCCTCAGCGAAGGTAATATAGGCAGATTCCCACGAAGTACCATCACCAGAAACCAATTTGTTGCCATCAACATAATAGGATTTCGCTCCAGGTTGCCAATCGCTCTTGTTGTAAATGAGAATTACTTCCCCCGTATCCCTCTCCATATAGAGGTTATCGTTTTTGGCAAACAACCAGACCTTATCCACAGCAGGATTACCATCAGGATCAGAGGTTAACCCAGGAAATTCAACGGTCTGCTTATCGGTGAGATTGATGTTGGAAAACCGATCACCAATTCCGGCCCAGGCCATGGTTGCAACCAATATTACCATCAGAGTTGTCAAAAAAAGTTTCTTCATCTTTATTCTCCTTGTAAAAGTAGGGCCTCTGTGCGAGGCCCCACAGTTATTTCAACACTTAACAGTTAACCGAATATCCTTACCCCATAATTGGGTTCGGGAGTATCCCATCCATACAGGATATCCAACCTCGTATATTCCAAGTATGCTGTAACGGAAAATGCAGTGCATACCGTGATGGAAAGTCCTACCTGAGGATCATTGGCCTGTCCCCACATAACCGACTGACCTGCTGACTTGGGCTTTTCGAAGGGAACCACGGTAAGAGCGAAACAGTTGGGATGAAAAGCCAAGTTCTGAGGATGCATCCCATTCGACGTACCAATAACCGTAATTGCCGCTCCATTCTGCGGAAGAGTATCTACCGTCTGATAGGGAAGATCATCTTCAAGAGCAGCGGAACTGTAGATGGCAGGACTGATAGGAATAACCATATCCGCACCAGTGTCGACTATATCAGCGGTAACGACGAACTGACGGAGTTCCCCACCCTCCCAGACCATACCGGAGACAGGGTTAACACCGGCAACGGCGGCGATGGTTAAGATATCACCCTTGTGAAGATCATTTCCTCCACCCCAACCATTTGTAACGATACTGGTAGCACCCTCAAGGGTGGCTCCATTCATGACCGGAGTGGGAGCACCGGTAGTGAAGTCACCAACGGTATGAGTGGCAATATTCTGGTCCATGAAGAAGTCCATGAGGGCAAAATTGCCTATGAATCCCTTCCGGAGTAATGTATCAACGATGTTCTGCTGAAATACTCCCTTGAGTTCCCCATCTGCCATTGACCAGTGCGCCTTGGGGGAAAGAACGGAAACCCTATCCACACGAGATACAGCTTCATTATCCATTCTGAGAGCGGCATCAGCGAGAACCCCGAAAGTGGAAGGAGTAGTACCAGGAGCACCAACCATATTGTAAATGTTCTTGTATTCCAGGCATCCGTTGAGGTCAACCAAGTTGCCCAACGTTATAGTTGCCGGTCTGGTATACTTCTTGGAAAATGCCTCGATATTCATCGTGAGATCGGTCTCCAGGAAATCCCAAGCCACATGATTATGTACATCAACAGTGATCGTGGTACTCTTTTCCTGCACTTCAACCGTATCGATAGCAGCAGTGCTTTTTGCCCTGAACTTATTGGGCAGTTGAACAGCAACACTGGCCCCTTTTTTATAACCTCCTATGGGGGCATTAAAGTTGCTATTAAATCCTTTGTATACGTGCCTACTCAGAGTCAACTGGTTCTCCAGATCGAACAAAGCACGTTCCGCAATCATACTATGAGTCAAAAAAACATCAGCCATGATAAATCTCCTTATTTTTCAAGACCCGCCTCCCTCCTTTGAGTAGATTTCCACTCCGCACGAAGTTCCTCCCTGGTTTTCTCCGAATCCAACTTGGTCGGAGGATTTCCACCCCCTCCTTTTAATGTACCAGGAGGAGTGGGAGCGGAAGTAACTGGTTTCACAGGGGTTTGGGTGACTTTGCTTTCAATTTTACCTATTTCCTTGATCTGTTCAACAGGGGAAAGTCTTGATATACGAGCGGCTTCAGCAGGGTCCTTTCCGAGAGTGTAGAGGACAAATCCCATATTAGCACCTATCGATGCATTATACATCTCAGTGGTAATAGAGATCGCAGGATTAAGAGCCACGAAATCGAAGTCGGGATAGTCCTCTCTTGCCTTCGAAAGATGAGAGGAAACAACAGTACGTCTATTGCTTTCATCTCTATCCATTTTTTCCTTGGCGTCTGCCTTCCTGATATCCTCTCTCGCCTTAGCAGCTACGGCCTTTAGATAATCAGATTGAGTATCGAAATCATCAGGATTAAGTTCTACCTCTACTACAGGTTCCGGATCCTTTTTGGCTGCTAACTGGGCTTCCAGTTGATCCCCTCTCCTTATTGCCTCGTATTTTTCCCTTGTTATTTGATCAATCCTATCCTGAACGGGAT